GGGAGGGGTTCGGCTCGTGCCGCTGCTTGCGGTGGCGACGTTGTGGTGCCAGGAGGAAGTAGGGCGCAGGGCACTTTTCCGGAATCACCTGGCTATACGACCACCACTGCGACGCCACCTACGAGTATTGACCTATGACCAGTTCCGGGCGTGAGCTTCTTAAGTGGCTCGCTGTCATCCTGATGACGGGGGACCACGCGGTCAAGCTTCTATACGGTGGCTATGTGCCGGTGGTGTCTGAGCTCGGCCGCCTCGCGTTTCCGATCTTCGCCCTGGTCATGGCCTATAACCTTGCACAACCCGGTGCGGACGTGGCCAAGTCGGTGAAGCGCCTTTTTGTTTGGGGTGTTATTGCCCAGCCCGTCTATGTGTGGGCTTTCGGCGCTCTGCTGCCGGTCAACGTGCTGTTGAGCTTTGCGTTGGCCGCAGCGTGCGTCCTGTGCGCTCAGAATCGACGCTGGGGGCTTCTGGCAGTCCTTGCTGGTCCGTTGCCACTCTTTGTCGATTACCAGTGGTCTGGAGTCGTGTTGGTGCTGGCATGGTGGTGGGCCTACAAGTTGCGATATGAAAGTCGTGTCGGCTTGGTCGATCTAGACGCATTAGAGCTCCGTGGCTTGACGGCAATATGTGCTTTCATTCCGTTGTGTCTTTACAACGGTAATGCTTGGGCGCTGCTCGCGCTGCCGGTGATGCAGCTGAGCAACTTTGATATGCAAGTGCCTAGGACCAGGTGGGCTTTTTACATTTACTACGTAGTCCACCTTGCGCTTCTAAGTTTATTTTCGTAACTCGTCACTTTATTAAGGCCTGCAGGGGATTGAGGTGCCGTTGCTGATGATGGATTCCCAGCCGTTTGCGGTTCGCATCAGCAGCACGCCACCTTTGCATTCTGCTCCTGCAGGCCAAGGCTTCATTCCAATGCTGTTTTCCGGTGCGACGTAAGGTTTGCAGTCAGCCTGATGGATTTCGTGGACGGTTACGGTTTCTTTCTTCGCCGCCTGGGCAACTTTTAGATCTATCAGTGCCTGGGCAGCTGCGTTCTTGTTCGCGTACGTGCCGAAAGCACCTGCGATCGCCAGCATCGCGCAGCCGAACGTAGCGACTTGCCAACCTGCTTTTTCCATTCCGTTCCCCTTGATAGTCGTCCTGCGCTGATTCTAAGGGGTGTAGGGGCATAGCCCCTACGGTAGACGCCTCACGCGCGCCCGGAGCGTCTCAGCGCCGGCAGCATCGGGACAACAGGGCATGGCTCCGCTGATCGACGGATCACCCCCTTGGCAAGCTGCTTTTCTTGGTCCAGCAGTCGCCGGTACTCTTGGGCGAGCGCAGCGGTCAGGCTAAGCCATGCCAGATCCTCCGGCAGCAATTCGCGGCCCTCGGGCGTTACCAATCGGCCCGACTTAAACGAAAAACCGGCCCAAGGGCCGGTTAGCTTTCGATTACGCATGGTGCGGACTCCGTGTCAAGAGCCTTCGGGGCTGCAAGACCTGTGCCAGCCATTTCGCAACTTTACATAATATACATTATGCGAAATGGCTGATTGGGCGCATAAGCTGGATCTGGCTATGGATCTCATCTCACCTACCATCCCGTGATTGACGACAACAAATCACCCCTACAGCCAACAAACGCCCCAAGTGCCGCCAACAAATGCCCCAAAGTTGATGAGCCCCAACAAGTTGCCCCATTTTCAGAGCAATACCAGAAAAGTTGCCCCAAATTCGACGGGTGCACTGAAGGATAAGTGCCGATTCTCGTCCTGGCGCGCCAACTGTATGCATTTGACGCGGACATCCTTCCCCAGTGTCGTACAGCCGTGGACATTCGCACCCTCTCAAGCGAGCGTCCTTCCGGTCTTCTTCTTGGAGGCATGCTTTCCTTTACCGCGGAAAGCAGCCTCGATCGCCGCAGGAATTCTAGTCAGTTGCTCCTCCAAGACCTCAGATCTTGCGCGTTGTCTGTCTGCTTCTCTGACCGCCTCAGTCGCTGTCTTCTTTGCAGCCTTTAGAGCACTGGTAAGGGCCTGCTTTGTAGTTCCTTGGTCTGCTGACGGGCTTGGTCGACGTCCTGTGCGGCCCGATTCTCGACAGATCTGGCATGTTCTAGCAGGCTCTCGCGCTCAGATCTGGCCAATTCCTGCAGATTCAGTAAACGGGCTTCCACAACCCGCCTCGCAGACTCCGCTTGTTCAAGGCGCTGATCCGTAGAAGCATGTTGTCGCGCCGATTCTGCCAGCTGTGCCTGAAGCTGGTCCACGAGTTGCCGAAGCTCCGCCACCTGGGTGAGCGCCAGGCGCTCTGACTGGGCCGAGGCAGTTGCTTTGGCATGGAGCTCGGAAGCCTCCTCGGCAAAGGTCTGCTGTTGCCCCCGCAGCTCGTCGTAATCGGCGGCAAGCGTCTGCCTGGCATCAGTGAGCTCCACGAGAATCGACTCGCGAGCATGTTCCAGCGCCAGTGCCCACCACTGCCCTACTAACTCGGCCAAGACCGTCGGGGAGTCCTTCAAATCTGGCCGCTTCGGCTGCAGCCGGAGGCCCAGATTTTTCCACCAGGTTTCGAGCCAGCGCGTCACAGTGTTCGGCGAGCCGGTACCCAGATGGGCACGGATGCGCTCCACCGTGGGCCGCTCGCCATTGGCCACCAGTTCGTCGGCGGCGGTGTGCACATCGGATTCGGTGATGCCGCGGGCCATGAGACGTCTCCTGTATCGGCGCCCTACTCTGTTGTTTTCGTACTCGCGATAAGTGATGATTATCGTGGGTATGATCGTCTAAACGTAGCGTACATTACATAGTATTAAAGATATTTCTACAATTCCCGCACTTGCCGCGACGGCCACTTGCCTAGCACTGCCCGAACAGCTGGCCCAGCAGGCTGCCGATGCGGTCCGCGAGTTGCTGGCCGAAGCCGCAGCCGAGAACACGACCCGCAGCTACACCAGCGCCCTGCGCTACTGGGCCGGCTGGCACGCGGCGCGCTACGGCATCGAGTTGGCCTTGCCGGTACCCGAAGCCATCGTGCTCCAGTTCGTAGTCGATCACGTACAGCGCCGCTCGACCGACGGCGAATTGGCCTGGGAACTTCCACCAGCCGTCGACCAGGGCTTGGTGGCAGCTGGCCTCAAAGCCAAGGTCGGTCCGTGGACCTTGGCGACCGTGCGCCATCGCGTTGCGGTGCTGTCCACTGCGCACCGGCTCAAACACCTTGCCAATCCCTGCGAGCAGCCGGCAATCCGCACCGTACTCAGTCGCGCGGCGCGGGCCGCGGTCAAACGCGGCGAGCGCCCGCGCAGGAAGACTGCAATCACCCTGGCCGAGCTGGAGGCCATGTTGGCCACCTGCGACGACAGCCTGGAAGGAATTCGAGATCGCGCCCTACTCTGCTTCGGGTTCGCTAGTGGTGGCCGCCGGCGCAGCGAGATCGCCGCTGCCGACCTGCGCGACCTGCGCCGGATTGGCGAGGCGGGCTATATCTACCGGCTGGAGCACAGTAAGACCCAGCAGGCCGGGGTTACGGCCACCTCGACCCCGGACAAGCCGGTGCTCGATCGGGCCGCCCTCGCCCTGCAGGACTGGCTGGACGCAGCCGGGATCACCGAAGGGGCGATCTTCCGGCGGCTCTGGAAACAGCGTATCGGCCCTGCCTTGTCCCCGGCGGCTGTGGGTGAGATTGTCCAGCGGCGGGCGCGCCTGGCCGGACTGGAGGGCGATTTTGGCGGGCATAGCCTGCGCTCGGGGTTCGTGACCGAGGCCAGCCGCCAGGGCGTTGCTCTGCCGGCAATCATGCAGCTGACTGAGCATCGGTCGGTGTCCAGCGTAGTGGGCTACTTCCAAGCTGGCAATGCAACGGCAAGCCCAGCGGCTCGTCTTTTGGAGGATGGCTAGCAGTGGACGAGAGCTTCTTGCGCCGAAGCCTGGCAGGAGGATGAAAAAGTCGCGACTGGCTGTGGTGTGTGTGGTGTTCGACCAAGGCCTGCGCACGTGCATCTACATGCGCCCGAGTCATCCGCGAAAGCACGAAAAGATGCGTGCCATGCTTCCGCATGTACAGGGTAATCAACCACCCTGCAAAACCAGCCGCGACTCCAACCTAGAGTAACGTCAATCGTACGCCGGCTTCAACTCTTTTCGCTTAAGGAGTGCCGGCAGCTCGTTTGTCGAACGCCAGTCGCAAAAACTGAGGTGGCTGGCAGCAAACTTCTTGAAGAAGTTTATTTCACCTACAGCCATGGCTTTGTGTCCAAGGCTCTTCGTGAATATGCCAAGCGCCAACTCTTTAGTGCTATCTCTTGCGAATGGGCACGACACAATGTCGAGGAATAGAAGTGTAGCTTCAGCATCAAGATGTATATCTACCTTCCGATGTTCAAAAATTCGCTCGGCGGCTTCACAGGCGGCTTTGCGGAGCGCGTCGTAACCTGGCTTCTTCTGTGCGCAAAACAGTGCAGTCACAACCTTGAAGTAGCTAGCTTCGGATGCCTCACTGAGCCGGAGAGCATCGATGACATCAGACTCTGCAACTGCTGCTTCCCCGCCGATGTAGAACAAGCAAGCAAGGAGAGAGGATGTTTCGCACTCCCCGATCGAAGCTCGACTGGCCTGCTTCAAGACGGAAACGCCATGGTCGACAATTTCCTGTCTGATTATTTTGCCAGTGCTGCCAAACTTATCCGCAATTTCGGAAATTGTTAGTAGTATCGAGGTGACCCTATACGTAGTATTTACTCGTACATCCATTCTGTACAAGAAGAACGCCATCTCCAGAACATAAGATAGCTTCTGGTACATATGATGCGGGTTCTGGGTGGCGACGGCATCCTTCGTGAGGCTCTTGTTCGCTCGAGACAGTACTCTAGATATGAGTCCAAGGGCGTACGGCGATATCGTCGAATACGTTGCTTTGTTTGTCTTTATGGCGGCCTTCAGTGCGCGTATCAGATGGTCTGCGGAGCGCTCATTGGGTGGCCGCACTAGTGCCTGAGCCTCTTCTAGCTTCGCATCGCTCCATTTGAACTGACTGGATATCCGCTCTCGAAGCAAGCCTCTAACCGCATCTCTCGCAATCGAAAGGTCGCTAATTAGAGGTGACTCGAGGATCTCTGTCTTAGCGTCATTGATGGATAGCTTGTACTTTTCTAACGCCCCTTCAATTGCAGAGCGAGCGGCGGAACAGGCTTCTTCTGAGTTGAAGAACACCAGGTAATCATCTACGTAACGCCTTATCCGTAATTGCGAGTGGCTGAGGCCGGCGCCCGCCAGGTGGACCGAAATGTCGTCATCGACTTGCTGGAGGATAACTTCAGCGAAAAGGCGCGATACCTCAGGGCCCACCAATATTCCGTTAGTCTCGTTCCAGTTCGAGCCCTGCATTAACAAATCGAATGACTTGTCGAACGATTCCGCGTCCTTGTGCTTTTTTGCAAATGTCTTGTCACGTACCGCCCAGGATATAGAATGGGTATAAATACTCTGGAAACACTTGGAGACATCAAGTCGCAGCAACCTGCGATAATTCTGCTCAAGTCTCCTGAATTCTGTAGAATCGTAAAATTTCCAAATCTGATTGTACGAGGCGTAGTAAAAGTATGACGAAGCGTGTGTCCGCTGCTCTTTGGATGAACTTGGTGCAAGGTCGCCGGCCTCATCGCCTAGCGCAGGCCCGTCTTCTGCGAGACTAGATTCGAAATATACGGAGCCGACCTGTATGGGGCGCCGAAGGCTATACTCACTTTTAGAGCACTGGTTGATGATGTAGTGATCCCAAGTCGCATAGAAATCAATAAATTTGAGCTGGCTGGCGGGATGCATGATTGAGAGAGTCCGCTTTCGTCCATCGCCACGCTCAATTTTAAAGTTGAAAGGTATGGTGAACTTCGGCGCAACGCCCAAGCCTAGCAATCCCTTGAGTAAACTGGGAATGTGGTCGGGAGGGTCGGAAACCAGTTCGTATAGCCGATAGTTAGAAAAAAATATAGGCAGTTCGAACGGCAGAAGCTCGGTCAATAGAATCCTCGCCCCGTCCTTCTTCTTAATTGCTATAGGCTTACGTTTCAC